GTAGGATTGTACCAGTCTTCTAAGAGATGTGATCCTTTTAATCTATTACATTTAGAACAAGAGCAAATCATATTTGATTTAACATTATGTCCACCCTTAAATTTTGGAAGTATATGATCAATCGTTGCAGACTTAGTGTCTAAATCTTTGTCACAGTATGCACATTTCCAGCTCCAAGCTTCAAATATACATTGTCGGAATTTGTGGCGAGCGTTTTTTGGAGAGAGTTCAATTAAATTTGCTAGTAGATCTTGCTCGCAGTGAATCACATGTACCTTGCAACCTTGTAGAAACTTTATGCTGCATAAACTTACACAAGTGTATTTGTTAATCCATTAATGAAACTAACTCCACCTCGTCTTCTTTTTCATAGTCTACTTCTTCAAGAAGTCTTAATAAATAATAATGAATTTTTTCTGTTACCCATTTAAGATCCTCATCTTTGACATCATTAAAAATTGCATCTAAAGATAAATCTTTGGATGGAGTGCGTAAGTGATCTGCTAGTAATTGTAAGGCTTTATATCTATCTCTGTTTATCTCCCTTAACATCTCAATCACCACTTGCCTCTGGTACAACTGCAGCCACAGCATCATCAGTTGGTGTTGCTTCTTTAATTAATGAAACTGAAAGTTCTTTTGCACCTAAAACTTTCATATAAGTATTTTTAGCAGTGGTTAACTGAGCTTCTAATTGTTGAATTTGATTTGTTAATGTTGTAAGCTGTTCATCCAATTGCTTGTCAAAATCTTTTAACTTTTCCATTCCTAATCCGCAAGACATCTTAAATAAGTAACTACTTCGAGTATAACCCTAGAATTACTTATTAACAATCATTGTAGTCTCTAGCTATTTGTCCACCTATTTCTGATCCTTTGTCCTGTGCAAACATAGTTACAAAGCCAGCAGCAAGCCATCCGACTATTGGGATGTTACTGAATACAGGTGCAGCTTTTACTCCTACAGAGGCTCCTACAAGCTTACCTGTAGAGTTACCACTACCTTCTACTTTGATGCAAGCAATATCTTTATCAGTCATTACGGTTCCCTCTACATCTTTCTTACTACCTTCACCCTCCATAGTGTAGGTTTCTCTTAGGTGTAATTTAGTTTGCTTATTACCAAATAAACCTTTTGGCTCCTCTAAATTCTTTAATCTGGTTAAAACTTTAGGATCGTTTGCTTTATATTTAAGTGTGTATCCATTCTTTGTAGCTACAACACTATACGAAGTATAAGGACCTACAGGTACATTTACATTTGGATATGGACTCTTTAGTTTATGAGAAACTAATGTATTCATCAAAGAGAGATTAGAGATCCCTAAAACCGAGACTAAAGCTACAATTCCCCAGTTTTTACGTGGTCTGTTGCTGTACATATCATTTACCTGTACTCTCAGTAATTATTTTGATTGGAGCCTGTTCAATACGTAAGATCTGAGTAGTTACTGCACCAGATTTATTTTCTGTCTCTTTAGATTTTTCTCCTTTCTTACGTGATGCCTCAATCCCAAATGTTGAAATCGCAGCTGTCAGAATCGAAGCCGGAAATGTGATATCCTTGGGCTCATTCGAATAGCCAGGAATACTTATGTAATTAAGACTTACGATGAATGCGGACCAGCCGAGTACAACCAGTCTGACAATGACTGAAATAAAAGCTATCTGCTCTTCTTTGTCATCTATGTTTTCTTTTATTTTT